GATCTGTTCTGAGATCCTGAGAAGGATGCCCAAGCCCCTTATCTCCTCATCGACTGACGCCTTCGGGTGGATTATGTCGGGAAAAGCTTTTCCCTGGGAAGATGATTATGAGAGGTATGCCAACTTTGTTGGTAGTCTCTCCGTTCCTACATCCGTGAAGGAACGTGACCAAAGGAGATTAGATCTTTCGAAAATGAAGGGTCTGAAACCTCTGTCGGTCAATAAGATGAGGGAGAGTATCGTCTCTCCTCCATTCTTCCTGGTTCCTCGCATGCCTGAAATGCCTGCGGGACCAACATTCTCCTATACCCGACCTGGGGTCAAGAGGGATCCGGTCAGAATCCGGAAACCTCTTGGGAGGTATCTCGTGCAAGAAGAGCTTGGCCGCTCAGGACTCCTTATACGAGTCGGGGGCAAGCAGTATTTCTGCACTGAGGACGACGGCGTTTGCCGCCAAGTAGCCTAGTCTCGCTTCCTGACCTGGACAAGTCGTAAAACTATCCCTTCGCACAATGTTGGCAAATTTGTGTGAAGCGCACTCTCCTGGACCTATCATCTTCATCAATGATGAGGTGGTTGAGTTTTGCGGGGGTTTGCGGGAGGAAGCGGTATGAGTGACACGCAACAGGGATAACCAGAAGACGGTAGGCGCAATGAGCGCTCGTCGGCATCTGTGATAAGTCCTGTCACTTAGACTCATGGGGTTCTCATCTGTAAACTATCCAAATTGGTTGGGGTTCTAAAGGAATCCTCTAAAATTGTCCAAGCCAAGCTGACTCTGAAATCCATGACAAAGGGTTTCAGCGGATGGCGTAGCGCCAAGAGACTGCACGGATAGGGAAGTTGATAAGAAGTTGTCTTCTTCTTGATGAGGATGAACAGTCCCTCCTGTGGATGGGAGGGGGCCCAGATGGCATCCACATTGACGGCAAAACAGGTTAAGGCGCTTTTGAACTCGCGCCTTCCTGCCCAAAACAAGAGTTCTCACCCAAAGTCTCGTTCTGCTCGTCGTCGTCGACGCGCTGCATCGAACCTTTCGAATCCTGGTGTTCAGATCTCCTACCAACAACCTTCAAAGTTGGTTAGTCGTAGACGTTCCTACAATACTCTTTCCTCTTTGGGAAAGACTATGCATGGAGACCAGGTTTCTCTGCTCGTAGGTTGTCAGCCTTATGCGGTTGTGTCGAACACCGCAGGAAGCATCAACCTTATTGGCGGTTCCCTTACCGGACTCGTCTCTCCAGATGCTGTGGGAGGAACGATGGCGGCCATTTCGAACCGGTTCTCGAAATACTTCTTTCGGAAGTTGTGTTTCGAGTATGTGCCTTATCAGCCGAATTCGACTGATGGCCACGGTTTCGCTTTTGGCTTCTCTCCGGAAGGATATGATGACCTGGCAGCCACTGGGTACCAGGACATCAGTACTCTTCAGTTTTCTATGTTCCTTCCCATGACTGGTTTCTTGGGAGGGCCAGAGATGAACACTCTGGAAATCAAACCTTCCCGTTCTACTAACCCTTGGTATTGGAACGAGAATGATACTGCTTCAGCAGCAGGTCGTAGACAGACCATCCAAGGTTTGATGTACGGGGTAGCAGATTCTGCTATCACGAATGCAACAACCTGGGGAAGTCTCTGGCTCCATTATGAGCTGGAGCTCTGCGACCTGACGCCTGATCAAGGATTCACCTTGCGCCGCATTGAACATGCGATCAGTAAGATGTCTCTTGAGGAGCTTCATGAGGTTTGGAAGAAAACTCATCCGAAAGATGAAGAAGAGTTTGAGGAACTGCGGGCGGAAGGTTCTGTATCGGGAAGGGGGAAACCTCGAAGGTTTCTCTAGCTTTGGAAACAGAAGCGGATAAGTGGGTGTGAAACCTGCGGCACCTGTGACCACTGGGAACTGATCCTTATGGATGAACGTTCGGTGGGAGGGTGACAGATGGTACTGTAGTTAAACTGATCTACAGCGCAGGGAGACTGGAAGTGGGGCTTGCTTCCTATCTCATCACAAGGCGAGTTTAGCTCGTCTCGGTTTGGAACTGAATTTCCCGGAAACGGATGTTTCAGAGCTCGGAGAAATCCTTGAGCGGGGTCCCAAACCTGCCAATGGAGTCAGACATGATCGTCTGGCCCCACGGC